GCTTAGCCATCAATTAAATCCTTCTACAGATTAATGTCAAGATACTCTACAATTAGTTATTCAACAAAATCCACTTCTTCAAATTCTACATTAAGTTTCCACATATGACTCCAAAGACCAATCCTCTTAAGATATTCTACAAATTTATCCTGAGCTTGTCCAATACTTTTTGCATGAATAATCAAGGGTACCTTACTCGTAATATTACCGGGGCTATCATATTTTACATAGAATGCTCTCATTGTAAGTCACTCTCGATTATCTTCAATAAAATTCAGAATATAATTAGCTGTTGTTTCCATCGATCTAATATAACCTTCGGCGTAAGGCCCACCATATTGCTTCTTAAATTCAACAGTATCCTTTGTCAGTGAGTTATACATCTTATCCCTAATAGCATTGAGAATATCTGTGTCTGTCATGATTCAACCCATCCCTCATCAATACATTCCTGAAGACATTTGATCAAATCTTCTACTTCATCTTTACGCCAAACATAAATAAAATCTCCTTCAACGTCTGTAATAACAACTCCATTGATTTCTCTTGACAGTTTTTCTACGTAGGCACCATCTTCACCAAACATTTTAATGATACTCACAAAAATTCCCTCCAATCTTGTCCATTAAACATCGCTGATTCTGCTCCCCTACGCCTATTAAGTCCCGGTAGGACAACCAGCTTACCATTTTTCCTAGCTTTATTCCACAGCATAAACGCATCACTTGCTTGATTGTAGTTCTTTAGATTAGTTTTCTTGAGGACTGTAGATTCTTTAAAGCCACCGATTCCGATGTTGTATGTCAAGCTTACCAGTGCATTGAATTGATAACCTGTTAGTGGAACTGTGACAAGGTCATTGACAGCCTCTTCAAATCTATCAACTTCTTTGTAAAGCCGGGATTTAATCTCCTCCATAGTCATTGTATCTCCCATTTTAACACCTTCAGTAAATCCAATACCGATTGTAGGGATACCAACAGGATCAAGGTAAGCGTTCTTACGGACACCCTCGAATGTACTCAGGAGATGTACAAAGTCACTATTTACATCAAGATTTTCAGATACTTTATACCGGACTGTGTTATCATACCAATCTTTATCACTCACAATTAATAATCCTCATCAAATTCACTATAAACATATTCTTTCACAAGTCCTTCAATAACCCCTTCCTGCTCAAGATGCTCAATAATACTTTCAAAATGTTCTTGAAATACTTTATTCCAATCTTCCTCAGTCATAAACCTATCAAGATATTCTACAGGATCATCTTCTAAAATACCATTAATTTTCCTCTGCTGTGGTGTCAGCAGTGAATCGTAGTAATCATCTGATGAATCGAATAGGTATGGGTTTGTCATTCAATCTCCCTTATACTCAATATCTTTCTTCACAAGTTCATCAATAAATTTATCCACAACCTTATCAACAGAATCTTCAAACTTCATTGATTCAGTCCAATCTTTATTAATAGAACTCCTGATCAATACCCCAAAGTCACACTTCAACTTTATAGTCTCTTCAAGTTTATCTGTCAAGACTTCATCAGTATTATCCGTAAGGATTGCTGAGTATTTCTGGTAAAGGTTTTGGTAGGTGGTTTTCATTGTTTGGTCTCCAATTATTTCATCCAATCAGGGATACCGAATGCAAACTCTACTTTAAGCGGTTTCTCACGAGATTGCCATTCAGAATATTTACGCTTCAAATATAGCCGATAAGCTGTCACTGTGTCAAGATGTTTTAGGTCATCATCTACACATTTTGGTGGTTCACTGAACATGATACCTTTCATATTCTTTGGAGTAATTGCCAGAGCATCCATGTATTTACTACAACCATGCACTTTACCAGTAGTCGCTTCATAGACACAAAGCAAAGCCATTGTATAATTATAAAGCCACTTATAATGCGCTTTGGATTTCCTCAGCCAGTGATTATCTGGGTGGTTTTCATGTGTTTTCTTCATAATACCTTGAATAGATTCTTCACCATCTAAAACATGATGTGCTGTAGAAAGCATTTGACATTGCTCCACAGCCATCTTTGAAACATGGATTCTTGAGAGTTGCTTGGCAGCTTTCACCACATCAAAATCAAGGTAGAAAATATTCATAATCAATCATTCCATTTCCAAACAATCAACATTGAAATTACAAATTGAATTCCAAGTACGATCATAACATTTTACACAGAATAGTCAACAGGCAATCCTGTGAAAACTCCTGCACACCACCCTAGACCAATGAATAATAGGAATTGTGTTACTGTAATGTTCATCAATAATCCTCAGCATAAATAAATTCTTCACAATCAATAATCAAATCTTCTAGATCAATCTTTCCGAAATCATATTCCCATTCTTTGATAGCTTTGTCAATAGCTTCACCTTGTGAATCAGCTTCAACGAATGACGTGCAAAGTTTCTTTATCTGAATTGTTACTGTATAATCTTTCATCAAATTACCCCCAAATAGCTTCGTAAATTCCATTCCCTACAACATACCAGAATAGACATCCGATTGCAAGAACAATGTAGAAATATGGTTTGTGCATCATTGTTGGTTACTCTTCATAGACTTCTACCCATTCAATCTTTTCTTGCCAAGTCTTACTAATGTTCTCAAACGATTCTAGAGATGCTTCTGTTGAATTATCACAATCATAATGGTACGACACTTCAGGTTGTACATATCCTTTAAAAGAAATTTCTACTCGGTAATTATTGCTCATTTCCGACTCTCCTTCACAAAATTTTCTTCTTAACATTACCACAGACTTCACACTGAAGATAGTAAATCTGTCCAACAATAACATCTTTACCATAACGTTTTGACATTTGAGTGTCAATATTATTGACAATATCTTTAGTAATCCATCTATGATTACATAGACCTAAGAATTTCTTGATATAGAAAATCATACTAATTCCTCCTATTCCTATTGACTTCAAATCCTAATCTACAGTAACCTATCCATACATGTCAAGTCATTTCTTCAATCACCTGATGAATCCTATGTAAGCACATCTAACACAACCCTGTCAAGCACATCCTCTAAAAAGATTTTTGAAGAATACCCTTGACACAGAACATGAAGATGCAGTAATCTACTCTTACAATATCTTTTAAAGATTCTTTTATTAAGAATAGTATATTAATAAAAGATATTATTGTTATTAGAGTATTATTTAAAAGATATTTAAAAGAAATATTTATAGGAGGATTTTAGTTATGTCAAAGAAGAAGACATTTGAAGAATATGTAGAATATTTTCGTAAGGTTCACGGTGAGAAATTCAGTTATATTCAACAAGAACTTGTAAAGGGTAGGTCAACTAAGATTGAAATCGGATGTAATACTTGCAAGAATGTTTTTAGTCAGTCTGTAAATGACCACAAAAACGGCTGCGGCTGTCCATATTGTGCTGGACGACTATTACCAAATGAAGGTGAAATGGTAACTTGTGATGATGGTATTGAACGTGAGGTAATTTCACTGAAAAATGCCAAGAAAAAAGGTATAAGTAAATACTTCACAGGGAAACCTTGTGATAACGGACATATTTCAGAGAGATATATTGGTGGGAATTGTCTTGTATGTCAGGAAAAATATTACCAAGAAAACAAAAAATTTATTTCTGAACGTATGAAACAATACCGAGAAGAAAATAAAGAGCATCTCGCTAAATACAATAAACAATACCGTCAAGAAAATAAGGAATATTACTCTGAACGTAAGAAACAGTACTATCAAGAAAACAAACCAAAAATTAATGAATACTACCGTAATCGCTATGCAACAGATGTGGATTTCAGAGCATCTGAGCTTGTGCGGAGTATGTTCAAACGTGTAATCAAAGCCACAAAACTTGGCAAAACAGATTCTACATTTGAAGCTCTAGACTATTCTGTAGAAGATTTCATGCTTGATATGGAATCGAAGATGTTTGAAGATATGACTTGGCAAAACCATGGAGAACTTTGGCACATTGATCACGCTTACCCTGTAACTCGTTATATTTCAGAAGGAATTACCGATCCTGCTGTCATCAATGCCCTTGATAATCTGATCCCAATGTATTTTGAACACAATCTGGAGAAATCTGCACAAACTCTTGAAGAATACCTTGACACCAATCCTGAACTGTGCGATCTTTACTCCAGATTCATTACAGAGGAAGTTTAGAGATGAACAAACTTAAACATATGCTTGCAATCACACCATTGATTATTTTCGGTTTCTTGTGTGTTATATGCATAGGTTACATGTTAGTTAATATCCCAATTGCAGCGGCAACTTTTATAGGTACACTGTTATTTGCAATCTGGTTTGGGTGGTGGGGGAAGGGGTCTGCTACATACCCTAACGAAGACTTTGTAGAAAATAGTGTAGAATCATCTTGACACCACTCTTCACCATGCTAAACTGTAGAAACATCAACAGGAGAATGAACAAATGAACAACGGACTTAAAGAGTATCAAGAGAAACTTCGTAATGGTGAAATCGAGAAACCTACTCGAAAGACCCCTATTGAGAAGGCTCAGGAAGACCCTACATCAAAAGCTAAAGCAATTAT